TGTTGGGCCGCTCTCCTTATCAGTGGCAGCATGAGCCGGTACTCTACGGCTGGAAGAAAAACGGAAAGCACCAATGGTACTCCGACCGGAAGCAGACCACCATCTGGGAGTTTGAAAAGCCCAGGAAGAATGCGGATCATCCCACCATGAAGCCCATTCCTCTGCTGGCCTATCCCATCACCAACTCCTCCATGAGCAACACCCTCATTCTGGATCCCTTTGGAGGCAGTGGTTCCACCCTGATCGCCTGTGAGCAGACAGACCGCAGCTGCTGCACCATCGAGCTGGATGAGAAGTACTGTGATGTAATCGTCAAAAGATATGTGGAGCTGAAGGGCTCTGCTGAGGATGTATCTGTGGAGCGGGATGGGAAAATGCTCCGCTATGCAGATGTGGTAACGGAGGAATAAGAGGCGGCTGCACCGGATTGTCTACTCTGCACAGTTATCATGGGAGTAAAACGGCATGGATTCTACAGCGAAATGTGCGGATACTGCTTGCTATTATCGGCAAAAAGAGTGATGAATGTACTACCAAAAACCGAAGGAGGAACGCACATGGAAATCAGATACAATGTGACAGGCGCAAAGCGCAAGGAACTGGTCAAGGTCATTTCGGATGCCACAGGTGCCAGGGCGGAATACAAATTCATGCCCACCTGCAATTATGAGATCGACTACTTCACGGTCACCAAGGACGGGACGCTCCTGTTTGACGACTGCGCCGACAGCGAGGAGGTCGAGCAGGTACTTGAAGCTATCACCGCCGCAGGCTTTGAATGCGAGGCGCAGGACGGCGAGGAACAGCTCTCCGAGGAAGAATCCGAAGCCGCCGACACTGCGCCACAGAGCGAAACTGTGGGGCTTACAGTGGAGATTCCGCTGGACAAAGCGGCGGTTGGCAACCTCACTAAACTGCTGGATGCCAAAGGTAGCCTGATTAAGAAGGCGCTCGGTGTTAGCGAACTTCCAATTGAGATTCAGGAAGACCGGGTAGCATTTCCCTGGTTTAGAGAGATGCCTGACGCCGATGCGGTCAAAGCCTACACCCATTTCATTTCCGCACTCTGCGAGATGAGCAAAAACGCCAAGCGCGTGACGGTCACGGAGAAAGCGGTGGATAATGAGAAGTACGCCTTCCGCTGCTTTCTCCTGCGCCTGGGCTTCATAGGCAGTGAATACAAAGTCGAACGCAAGATCCTGCTGAAGAACCTCTCCGGTTCTTCGGCATTTAAGAATGGAGGTGCTGACCATGCGGTTTCCGAGTAAGGAAGTTGTGGAGCGCATCCGCAAGGAGTTTCCTTCCGGCACCCGTGTGGAGCTGCTACAAATGGACGATCCCCAGGCACCGCCAATCGGCACACAGGGCACTGTGATGGGCGTGGATGATATCGGCTCCATCATGGTCGCCTGGGACAACGGCAGCGGCCTTTCCGTGGCGTTTGGAGAGGATCTGTGCCAAAAGGTTAAGAACACATCTGATGGTAATAAACAGGTGTAAACTACACAATATTTTGCGGTCATCTTTGTGTAGTATATTATCGGAAATGGCCTTGCTATTATCCTCTTTTAGAGCGAATATGTGTACACCGAAAGGGAAAACACACCAAACGAAAACGGAGGATTCACCATGAACGAGAAAACAGCAAGGCAGATCACAGAGATGAAAAACCAGACCATCGGGGTCGAGGTCGAGATGAACAGCATCACCCGCCAGAAGGCAGCCAAGGTTGCCGCCGACTTCTTCGGTACAGGCAGATTTGAGAATACCGCAGGCCGCAACGGCTACAGCACCTGGTCGGCTTGGGACGCACAAGGGCGCGAGTGGAAATTCCAGAAGGACGTTTCCATCGCAGGACCGGAAGAACAGGAATGCGAACTGGTCACCCCGATCCTGACCTACGGGGACATTGAGACCCTGCAGGAGCTTTGCAGACAGCTCAGACACGCGGGAGCGAAAAGCGACGCCTCCAGGGGATGCGGAGTCCACATCCACATCGGTGCGCAGGGGCATACACCGCAGAGCCTTCGGAACCTTGCCAACATCATGGCAAGCCACGAAAGCCTGATCGCCGAGGCTTTAAAGCTCGACCGCAGCCGCATGAGCCGCTACTGCCGCACGGTAGACCCACGGTTTTTGGAGCAGGTCAACCGCAGGAAGCCCCGCACAATGTCACAGCTTGCGGACATCTGGTACAACAGCAACGGCGCAAGCTACGGAAGAAACCACCATTACAACGACAGCCGCTACCATATGCTCAACCTCCACGCCACCTTTACCAAAGGGACAGTCGAGTTCAGGCTCTTCCAGTTTGACGAGCCGACCACAGAGCGTCGGGGCGGCATCCACGCAGGACAGCTCAAAAGCTACATTCAGCTTTGCCTGGCCCTGAGCCAGATGGCAAAGGATGTGCGGACGGCAAGCCCCAAGCCCCAGCAGAGCGAAAACCCCAAGTACGCCATGAGAACCTGGCTCCTCCGCATGGGCTTCATCGGCGAGGAGTTCGCAACGGCCAGAGATTTCCTGACCCGCAACCTTACTGGAGATACAGCCTTCCGGCATGGCAGAGCAGCCGCTTGAAGGATTTAGGTTAAATGCCCTGCCCCTGACCGCTTCGGCGGTCTTAGGGTGGTAGAAGGACAAGTAACCTAAGTCCTCCAGGAAAGGATGGATACACATGAAAGAAAAAAGATACTACATCGCCTACGGCAGCAACCTCAATGTTCCGCAGATGCAGATGCGCTGCCCTCACGCCACGATCCTTGGTACAGCTGCTCTCAAGGGATGGGAGCTACTGTTCAAAGGAAGCAAGACCGGCTCTTACCTCACGATTGAGGAATGCGAAAGCGGCACGGTTCCCGTGGTGATCTGGGAGGTAACGGCTGCGGATGAAGCCGCCCTCGACCGCTACGAGGGATTTCCCAATTTCTACTACAAGAAGGACATCAATCTCCAATACAAGGGAATCCGTACAGGGAAACGCAGAACGGTGACGGCCTTTGCCTACATCATGCATGAGGAGCGCCCCATCGGCATCCCCACCAACTTTTACATGAGGACCTGCTTGGAGGGATACGACACCTTTTACTTCGACAAGAACATTCTGATCGACGCCTACGAAAAATGCAGGGAGGTATGCGGCTATGAAGGATAACATCATAAGGACGGCGGTCTGCCCACTTTGCGGCAGGACTTATCATGGCGCTCCGGCGCTTTCCAGGGAGGACAACAAGACCCTCATCTGCCCAGACTGTGGGACAAGGCAGGCGCTCCGGTCAATCGGCGTGGACACCGCCGAGCAGGAACAGATCATCGAGACGATCCACCGCCATATGCAGGAGTAATGTACACAGTTTCCTCCACTGATCTTTGTGCAGATTATGCTCGGAATTAACTTGCTATTCTGTGCTTTTAGAGCGAATATGTACACACCGAAAGGGAAAACAAAGAAAAACGGAGGAAACCAACATGATGAACATTTACCAGATGAGGAACAGCTTCAGCCTTAAGGAGCATAACACCGCAATCACCAGAGAGGATTTTGAAGGGAGCTTTACCAGGACCCGCGAGAGCGTCCGCTTCACCTTCAACGGCTGGGATGGCAAGAGCTACGACGGTGAGAGCCGCAGCGCAAAGGTCTACCGCACCAGCCTTCCCGGATACGAGAACACACGATTTGTGAAGGTCGGAAAAGCCCTTTGCTACATCGATGAAGACAGCAGCATTCTGGAGAAAGCCACCGGCGAATACCACAAGGAAGCGGAATGGCTGGTGGATGTTCTCAGGAGCAACTAAGAAATCGGAGGATACGATGATGGAAAACACAGGAATTAAGAGATACGAAGACTACACCGAGAATTGCGAAAACCACTACCGGCTACCGAACACCAGCACGATGGAGAACCTTTCGATGAAGGTTACCGCCGGAGAAGGCGCACTGCTGAAGATGGGCGATAAGGTACTGGTCACCGACCACGCATGGAAGGGATTCATCGCCGGAGTGTACGAGTTCATTGAGACCCCGGAGGAAACCGGATACAGCCACATCGAGTGCCGACTGAACCTCATCGCCATGAGCGGGGAACTTTTCGAGGATGGCGGTCACGCTATTGCCTGGGCGATGCAGCAGTAAATAACAGCGAAAACAATACCCTGAGAACGAGCCGCACGGCTCTTTCTCTCGTACAGATACATTTTGGAAGTCGCAGTCATGCGGCTCTTTTTTATGCCATTTTGGAGGTGGTGCCTATGCGAAAACTGAAGAAATACAAGCCTACCAGGTTTATGGCGAAAACCTCGCACTACGATAAGGACGCCGCCGACTATGCGGTCATGTTCATCGAGTCCCTCTGCCACACCAAAGGCACCTGGGCAGGCAAGCCCTTTGAACTGATCGACTGGCAAGAGCAGATCATCCGTGACCTGTTCGGTGTCCTAAAGCCCAACGGCTACCGGCAGTTCAATACAGCTTACATCGAGATACCGAAGAAACAGGGCAAATCGGAGCTTGCCGCCGCTGTGGCGCTCCTGCTCCTGTGCGGGGACGGTGAGGAACGCGCCGAGGTGTACGGATGCGCCGCCGACAGGAACCAGGCAAAGATCGTCTTTGATGTGGCTGTGGACATGGTGCGGTTTTGCCCGGCACTCTCAAAGCGCGTAAAGATCCTGGAATCCCAGAAGAAGATCACCTATCTCCCTACCAACAGCTCCTATCAGGTGCTGTCAGCAGATGTGGCGAACAAGCATGGCTTCAACACCCACGGCGTCATTTTCGATGAGCTGCATACCCAGCCCAACCGAAAGCTCTTTGACGTTATGCTCCAGGGCTCCGGGGACGCCAGGATGCAGCCGCTGTATTTCCTAATCACTACTGCCGGAAACGACACCAACTCCATCTGCTATGAGGTGCATCAGAAAGCCATCGACATTGCGGAAGGCAGGAAGGTCGATCCCACCTTCTACTCCATCATTTACGGTGCTGCCGAGGATGAGGACTGGACAGACCCGGAGGTCTGGAAGAAAGCCAATCCATCTCTCGGCATCACGGTGGGTATCGATAAGGTCAAAGCCGCCTGTGAATCCGCCCAGCAGAATCCGGGCGAGGAGAACGCTTTCCGGCAGCTCCGGCTGAACCAGTGGGTGAAGCAGTCTGTCCGCTGGATGCCGATGGACAAGTGGGACGCCTGTGCATTCCCGATTTCCGAGGATGATCTGGAGGGGCGCATCTGCTACGGTGGGCTGGATCTTTCATCCACCACGGACATCACGGCTTTTGTTCTGGTGTTTCCGCCACTGGATGAGGAGGATAAATACTACATCCTGCCATACTTCTGGATACCGGAAGAAACTCTCGACCTTCGTGTCCGGCGAGACCATGTCCCCTATGATCTGTGGGAGCGCCAAGGGACGCTGATGACTACCGAGGGCAATGTGGTTCATTACGGCTATATCGAGAAATTCATCGAACAGTTGGGCGAGAGGTTCAATATCCGGGAAATCGCCTTTGACCGCTGGGGCGCTGTGCAGATGGTGCAGAACCTGGAGGGCATGGGCTTTACGGTAGTCCCATTCGGGCAAGGCTTTAAGGATATGTCCCCGCCGACCAAGGAACTGATGAAGCTGGTGCTGGAGGAGAAAATTGCCCACGGCGGACACCCAGTGCTGCGGTGGATGATGGATAAGCCCCAGAACCGCACTACGGGCAGCGCTTACAGCTTTTTCTTCGGAGGAAGCACTGCGGGCAAGAGAGTGAATGAACGGTCTGCCATGCAGATGACGGCGGTGTATTCCTGCGTCCGCATCCTGGCGGAAGCAGTGGCAGGTCTTCCTCTGCACCTTTACCACTATAAGGAGAACGGAGGCAAGGAGAAAGCCATTAACCATCCGTTGTATCTGCTCTTGCATGACGAACCAAACCCGGAGATGAGTTCCTTCGTGTTCCGGGAGACGCTCATGACCCATCTTTTGCTGTGGGGCAATGCTTACGCACAGATTATCCGCAACGGAAAAGGTGAAGTGATTGCCCTCTATCCGCTGATGCCGGACCGGATGACGGTGAATCGTGACAGCAATGGACAGCTTTATTACGAATACACCGTCAGCATGGATGATGCGCCTACGGTCAAAGGCAGTCTTGTCCGGCTGCATCCTTCCGATGTGCTGCATATCCCAGGGCTTGGCTTTGACGGGCTGGTGGGGTATTCCCCTATCGCTATGGCAAAGAACGCCATCGGCATGGCGATTGCCTGTGAGGAATACGGGGCGAAGTTCTTTGCCAACGGTGCGGCCCCTGGCGGTGTCCTGGAGCATCCGGGTACCATCAAAGACCCGCAGCGTGTCCGGGGAAGCTGGCAGTCCACCTTTGGCGGCAGCGGTAATGCCAATAAGATCGCTGTCTTAGAGGAGGGAATGAAATACACACCGATTGGCATCTCGCCGGAACAGGCGCAGTTTTTGGAAACCAGAAAATTTCAGATCAATGAGATCGCTCGGATTTTCCGGGTGCCGCCCCACATGGTGGGCGACCTGGAGAAGTCGAGCTTTTCTAATATTGAGCAGCAGTCTCTGGAGTTCGTG